CCCAGTGAAGATGCCATCACCCCAGACACGTTCCAACGTACTGAGCGGCGAGAGGATCAGCACCTTCTTGACCTTCTTGGTCTGGATCAGGTAGTCCGCTGCCCACAGTGCGCTCTGTGTCTTGCCCGTGCCGATCTCGTTCAGCACGAGACAGCGATGATGCAGGGTCAGGAACGCTGCCGTCTCACGTTGGTGGTCGAACGGTGTGTACTGTCCGGGCCAGTCGTAGTAGTGCAGGATGGGACTGGGTGCCTTGATCCCGAGGTTGCGCAGCACACGCACTTCATCGAGTCGATGCGGTGTGACCACGATGGGTATGCCCCGCACCTCATAGGGCTTCGCAGTCGGGATGCTGTCCAACACCCGATTGGGGTTATTCAGTTTCAGTGCGAGGGCTTTCGCCTTCTCCACAACGAGCATGTCACGCCACCTTCTCTTGTATGTATCGTTCCAACTCAGCGCATGAGTCCTCGTCGTACACGAGGAACCAGCGCCCACCAGCCGCTTGAATGTCCTTGCCACAGCGCAGTTGCAACTCCGTGGGCTTCTTGGTCTTGTCAGCCTTGACCTCGATCCCGACAAAGCCACCGTCCACAATGGTGATGATGTCGGGGATTCCGCTCTTACCGAACCCGTTGTTTCCGGGGAAGAAATACCACAGTCTGTATTTCTTCAGAACCTCCGTCACCGTCCGCTTCACTTTGCCTTCTGGTGTCAGTGCGCTCATCTTACGCTCCTTTACAGCGATGTCAAGTAGGTTCAAACCCTAGCATAGTCACAGTCGTGTCGGCAAGGGCAGTAGCGGCACAGCCCGGAGGGACGGGCAGGCCAGTTATCATGTTCCAACGAGTCGTGGATACGCTGGATGCGCCGTATGACTTCAGCCCACACCACGTTGATGTCGATGCGGTTGTACTGCTCGGTGTCCATCTCCATCGTCTTGAGCCACACGAGGGAAGTCTTGACCCGCTGCACATCGGGATAGTGCTTGAACACCTGCGCTGCGAACAGTTGCATCTGGAACTGGTCGGCGTTGCGTTTGCCTGTCTTCCAGTCCATCACCACGGCATCGTTCCCAGTGATTACAAGTACGTCAAGTTTGCTGCGCAGCCATGCGTCAGCATCCCACCAACCTGTTGGTGTAAGGTTGTCGTTGAGAACCAACTCCTTCTCGATGTGCAGTTCCCCACCTCGGGCGATCTTCTCCACGGACTGGCACAGTGGTTCGTACTGGGCCACCTCTGCGTTCAATCCCGATCCCTTCAGTCGGTTTTCAAGGAACGCATGGATACGTTCACCGTACTTGGACGCCTCCCCACCCTCATCGACCACATCCTTCGTGATGCGCTGACGGAAGTACCGCAGCGGACAGTTCTCGTAAAGTTTGATGGACGAGTAGGAATGGGATAAGCGCATGGCAGTGGGCCGCAAGGGGTCGCCTTGCGGTGTCAGTTCGTTGGAACCCCCAATGTACATCACTCGCCCATACGGCGCAATACGTCGTGCTTGGCGAGTTCAAGCACAGCAACAAGCTGCATCATGTCTGTCAGGCCAGACGACATCCGGTGGTAGTCGCCGTTGATCTTGACGAACACCAGTACCTCGGTAGCACCGGGGTTTTCCCTGACTTGGGTGAGGACGCCCTCCAGAAGTTGGATGGCATCTTGGTTGCGCGGTTCGCGCTTGATCTCTTTGATATTACCCATCACGTATCTCCATAGTTCTCAGAGTAGCCAGCCTCACAGGCCACGGGCAGACCGGGTGCCCACTTCGGTGGCGTTGACATCACAGCAACAAGCTGCTGCATGGCTGACTCAGCTTCATCGCTGGGTGCAGCGATGATGATTTCGTCGTGGACTTGGAAGGCAACGTGGTAGTGCTGTCCGACCTTTGCCATTTGCTCACGGATGACGATGGCTGCAAGGGCTTGGATCAGGTTCTCCGTCACCTTCCCACCATAGATACGTGTCCATGTGATCTCCTCGGTGGTGCCGGTCAACACACGATCACGCACAGCCTTGCGGTAGGAACGTGCGTCTCCGATGTACTCGAAGCCACTGCCCGTAGCCCTCAGTGCCGGGTACTGAATCTTCAACTTGTTGGGCAGTGTGATCCCGGTGTTGTCAAACGTGACGGCATCATGCAGGGTGCCGTTGCCGCCCTGTGTCATGGTGGTCAGCGCCTGTGCGCACCGCTGCCAGAACTGCACGATCCTGAAGTTCTTCGCCCGGTACAGACGGACGATCCGTTCGGCTTCGTTCAGGTCGATCTTGACGGTGATGCCGCCCTGTCCTAGTTCCAGCGTGCGCCGCAGCTTCTCTGCGCCCATGCCGTACCCAAGGCCGAGGATGCAGGTCTTGCCGACGAACCGCTCCACTTTGTCGGACTTCGTGATCAACCGACCATAGACTTCGGTGGCGAACTCCGAATACACATCCCGCTTCTCACGAAACGCATCGACAAGATCGAACTGCCCTGCGATGTACGCCACCATGCGAGCTTCGATCTGCGACGAATCACACGCAACAAGAACTTGTCCTTTGGGTGCCTTCAGTGCCCGCCTGATCGTGGTGTTGCCACGGCTCGGCAGGTTTTGCAGGTTCAGCTTGTCTCCTCCGCTGAAGCGCCCGGTGTGCGCCCCATAGTAATTCAGCATGATGGGCAGTCGTCCCCGTCCCGCCACGCCGATCAGTGCCTCGGTGCGAGTCTCCTCGATGGTGGACTTGACCCCGAGTCGAGCGGCCACCACGTTTTGCACACGCTCATCAGGATGTTCCAGCAAGTCGGTCATGCTCTTGTCGGTCTTGGCGAAGGCCCATGTCTCCTTGCCCGTTCGCGCACTCATCTTCTTGGGTGGCTCGACCCCGAGGTTCTTGAGGTACTTGGCAAAGATGTCGTTGCTCATCAGCATCTTGGTGAGCGCCTCGTCGCTCACGCCGCTCAGGCCGAGGTCGCTGATCAAGCCACGCTTGCGGGTGCGCACTTCTTCTAAGTGCTTCTCCAGTAGCGGCACATCCAGTTCGATCACGGGTTCGGTGTACATGCGCAGCGTCTGGTCGATCACCAACAACTCGCCAGATGGGAAGCCCACCTTGAGTTTGTCGAACAGCTTCTTCGTCATGTCCACATCATTGATGCAGTACTGTCCGTACTGGGCAAGGTCAGCCTCGGTGAAGTCAGCCTTGCGTTTGCCCAGTGCAGCCACTACCTCGTCCCCCTTCTTACCGATGCCGTAGTAGGTCGCCAGCGCAGCGAGACTGCCACCCACAGTGATGTTGTGGAATGGTCGCGCCATGCTCAGGGTGTCGAGCCATAGCTTCGGGTTGATGCCGAAGTGCCACGACAGGATGGCACCATCGAACGCTGTGTTGTGGCACAGGATCGCCTTGTTGCTGTAGTCCAGTGACTTGAGGAACTTGCCGGGGTTGTCACCGCTGTACCAGTCGGTGGGGTAGTCGTTGACCTTGATTCCTACACCGATGACCTCGAACCGAGGGTCGCGGATGTACGCCTCCGTGGTCATCTTCGACAAGCTGAACTGCTGGTCGTAGTAGGTTTCAAAGTCGATGGTCACAATGTCCATCATCTCAGTATCCTTTTCTTCGCCTTGTAGGCCATCATGTACTCCTTGAACTTGGGATCAACGGAAGCGATGTAGTCGATCAACCCGCACATCTCTTTGAATAGACGTAAGTCTTCGACGGACAGCCGCTCGTGTTCGTCACTCCCATTGGTCAATGTGATGGTGCCCTGACTTCCAAAAGGGCCACCGCTGCTGACGCTTGAACTGCTGTTACTTATCGTCAAGGTCTGTCCGTTGCTCATGGAGCACCTCAATAAGTTTCTCTAAGTAGTGCAATCCTTTACCGGCCTCGATAGGAGACTCATCCTTTGTACCCAGTCGCATGATGTACTTGAGCGCACCGCCACGGTAGTAACCGATGCGTTGCTCGATAGGCCACGTATCCACCACGTTCCACGGCTGCACACCCATTGACTTGTAGTGGTCGCCACCAACTTGTCTGTCATTGGCGCGGGGTGACTCGATGAACGGCTTGACCTTGATCGGCTCCTCCACCTGTGGGCCGAGCATCTCGATGGCGATCTGCTCCTGTGCTTCGTGCATCGCTTGCTTACGTACCGAGTAAATGTACGGCGGCGATACCTTGAACTTCGCTGCTACATCTTTGACAGAAGTGGTCGGATGCTTGATCAGGTAGTTGATGATGCGCTGCTTCTTGGTCATGGTTGCTCCTTCAGAATGGTGCGGGTTCGTAGTCGTCAGTCTTCGATGTGTCGGCGGTCTTGTTTCGACGGCCCCACTTCGCCAATTCCTTTGGGTCTACAGTCCCAAAGGGCCAGCTTGGATACGGCAAGGATGCGTTCCAATGCTTCTTTGAATCCATCTCGCTCTGCTGCAATGGCATTGATCTCTCGTTCGAGTCGTTCATTTCTTGCTCTCATCAGTTTGTTCTCGTGCTCCAACTCAGCGACCAGCAGGTCGAGATTGCGTTCATCTTCCATCGTCATATATCTTTTCCTTTTTTGGTTCGATTACACGCGCAACTTGTTCCATCGTCACAAACCGATGCGTGTTAGCACACTCATACCGGCGGTATGTTGTGTTGTAAGGACGGCTACGAGTTTCTTTAACCATCACCCACGTGCCGCACACAGGGCACTTCATATAAACACTCCGAACTTCTGTCGGAGTCGTTTGCTTTGTTGTTTGCATACGATGTTCACGGCATCTATCGTGCCTTCCACCGTGGGCTGCTTACGTGGGTTCAGGAACGTGACCTCAGCGGTCTTGACGAACCCAGTAAGTAGTTCCGGTGGGAACTCGTTGTTCTTAATGCAAGTGTACAAGAACGTAACCCAGCGTTCGTGCTCCCATTGGGGTGCATCCCACTGTTGTTTACCCTTACGTTCTGCATGAACTTGTTCACAGATGGTCTTGAGTACTCCGAGTTTGGCTCGTACCTTGATACCGTACTTGAAACGGCGCAAGGCACGGAGCCACTCTCGACGCTTTTCATCGTCGATACGGGGCATCTCACACCCCGAACTTCGCAGCGGTACTCAGTGCAGTGAGTTTACCGAGGTCAACTTCCAGCTTGACTTCCTTCTTCTCACGTTCCACAACTTGTCGGTGCTTGTCCTTCACGTCCTCGGGGATCAAGTCCCACAGCGGAGGCCATGCCTTGAGGGCAGGGGACAGAGTGGAGAACTGCTCGATGACCTTCTTGACCATCGTGACGAACTCGGTCTGTCGGGTTGTCGCTACTTGGACACGCTCGTTGTACGCCTTGACCTCAGCGAACAGTTCACCCCACGTCATGTGGTCCTTGAGCGTGAGAGCGTCCCCCCATGAGTGCTCCTTCTTCGCCAACTCAGTCTCAAGGAAGTTCTGGGGCCACGGCATGGGCGTGACGAACTTGAAATCCAAGCTGCACCGCTGACTGCCCACCCTCTCGATCTTGAGGGAGTCCACCGTCTTGACCCAGTGCTTGGGCACCCGGTTGAGGATGGGCAGGTCTTCGAGGAACAGGGTGTCGTAGATGGTCTGGCCCCACTTGTTGTCCAGCTTCTGTTCCTTGGCCCTGTCCACTGCGGGTTGCATCTTTGCTCGGGCATTCTTCTCGATGCTCTCGATCAACTCTTTGGAAAAACGTACTGTAGCCATGTCACTCTCCTTATTGAATACGGCCTTCAACTACTGACATGCGAGACATGATCTCGCTCAACTGCCAGCCCACCACTGCATGGAACTCATCCTCTGTCAGCGTGGACTGTTTCCCTGCCAACGCAAGCAGCGTCAGCAGGGCATTGACACGGACACTGTACTCAGGGATGTCCGTGTTCATCGCGTCATTGAGACGGGTCACCAGTGCCATCACACTGGCGTGGTATTCAGGGTTGTCAGTACTCATGGATTCATCTCCACAACCTCGCCGAAGGGTGCCTTGGTTGCATCTGTTGTAACCCACAGCACGGGTGCATTGGGCTGCTCACCGAAGCTGGAGCAGCACAGGTCAGTGAGGAACACGATGGCAACAGGTTCGATGCCGTCATCGAGGATACGCTTGAATACCGGAGCGAAGTCAGTGCCACCGCCACCGTGGGGCTTGATGTCCAGATCGTCGTCAGGCCCGTAGGATTCGACGTGACTCACACTGCTGTCGAAGTACAGCACATGGATACGCTCGGGGCACAGGTCTTCCTTGACCTTGGTGATCTCGGCAGCGAACTGGTTGATCGTGTGTTGGTCGATGGAGCCAGAGCAGTCCACAGCGAACACAAGTTCACCCATCTTCTCGCCTGTCACACTGGGTAGGTACAGTCCTTGTGAGATGAAGCGCCGATTGAACCGGGCAAAGGTACGGGTATCGTCCTTGCACTTGACAAGGAACCGCTGCATCACCTCACGCCAGTCCACCTTGGGTTGCAGCACGGTATCCACAAGACGCTGCATGTTGGCAGACAACTGGCCCATCATCTTGGCAGCTTGCGCAGCCTGTGCCACCTGCACTTTCATCTCGGCTTGCTGCTGCGCCACCTCGGCAGGTGAACCCTCAGCATCTTCACAGTTGTCGAACGGATCGCCGTCTCCGCCATACCCGCCATCGTCAGACTGATCAGGCAAGATGTTGTAGATACCGTCAGACGTGCCGTTGCCAGCTTGGTATATCTGATCATTGAGCAAGCCGTTCTTGGGCATCCTGCCGATCTTCTCGTCGGTCAACAGCTTGTTGATCACGTAGTCCCCGGCCATGTTCCACTTGCGATGGTGACGCTCACCTCGCCTGTAGTTGTGGTCGAGCATGGGATGGAAGCACTCGTGGGCCACGAGGAACTTGAGTTCCTCATCGGTCAGGCCACCGATGAAGTCCGGGTTGAACTTGATGTACTTGCCGTTGGTCGCAGCAGTGGGTACATCACGGGTCAGGATGAACAGCATGTTCAAGGCGATGGTGCCCACAAACGGGTGCTCCAGAACCAGAGAGGTCTTGGCTTTCGCCAGTCGGATGTTCAGCTTGGCTTCCTCCTGCGGAGTCAGGGGCTGGACAGGGGTTTGGGTTGGTGCGAGAACAGTCATCACTTGGCTCCCATAAAGACGGACATTGCGTCCATGATTTTCTTGGCTTCTGCTGCCGTGTCACGGCGCAGGTCGGGGTCGTTACGCAGGGCATCGGGGTGCTTGATCAGAGATGCCTCAACCTGTTGGCGCATGGCTTCCAAGTGCGGGTCATCGCTGAAGTTCAGCCGTGGCAGCAGAGCACAGATTTCCCGAGTGTTCTCCAGCATGGAGTCACGGAAGATCGCTTTGGGATCGGCCAGCTTCTCAGCCATGTGCTTCACCCTGTCGTACAGCCGCTGCCACACCTCAGTCATCGCCTTGGACTGCGCCTCCTGCACTCTACGCTCAACATCCTGCTGAATACGAGACAGTTCGGCACTGCCGATACTCACCCTGAAGTCCGTACTCGGCACCGGGAACACCGCCATGTCCATGTTGAACTTGTTGCGGATGTCCACAGAGGATGGGTAATCGGCAGGATCGTAGAGACTCCCAAGGATACGCTGCGCATCACGCACCATCGAGTCGTAGTTGCCCACAAAGTTATTCACAAGGCTGTTCCAGTCGTCACGTTCCTTGCGGAACTCGGACATGAACGACAGGTAGTTGGCAGTGGGCAGCATCATGGTGCCCTCGATACCCCACGGCAGCGTGTTGTCGTAGAACTTCTGACGGATGTGGGTCGTCTTCTTGTGGACGTGATCCAGCAGATCGTTCATCGGCAGCAGAGCCTTGTTGTATCGGCCAGCATCCATCGTGGTGCCATTGGCATCGGCCACCTGACGGGTTGCCTTCTTGTCGTACTTACGGGCAGTCCACTGTGAGATGGACAGTTGCACCAGCAGGGCACGGTCATTGAGATTCATCGTTGTCACTCCTCTGTAGTTGATTAAAACAATACGTCTTGATGGTTCAGCGACCACTTGGTGAACGCTTGCGTGTTCGCCAGATCGGGGTTCCTACGGCAAGCATAGGAGACGGTGAGGACACTGAACTCGGGAGGCATACGTTCGGCGTAGGTACAAACCCGCTCGAAGTTACCCTCCGTAGCCCGTTGGGAGATGGCCCCAGCCAGTGCGTACAAGGTAGCAGGATCACGAGGTACGTCAGCCGTGGTGGGGTTCATCAGGATGGCATCGGGGTTGGGCAACTTGCGCCAGATGCGGATGAACCCAGTGAACTCAGCCGCTGCACCCTCACCGACAGCACCCTTAAAGCACTCGAACTCAGCCTCGGGAGGCACCGTACCCAGCACGTCAGAGACGCCCTCCACCCAAGAGCGTGGCGTAGGGTTCTGGTCACGCTGAGGATCGAAGTCGTGCAACAAGTTGGGACGGAAGCGAAGGAACGATGTGACCTCGGGCTTGACACCGTTGTCAATCATCCACTTGGTCGAGTCGTCGAGGTGAGTCTCCAACTCCAGCACAGTCTCACGGTTGCGAAGGTGAGTCAGCACCCGGTTGGCACCGGCCCTGTCAGACTGACGATTGCCAGTGGAGATGACTTGCCACCCATCAGGCAGATACGCACCGTGCAGGTTACGGGCTTGACAGATGTTTGCCAGCACCTTCTGCAACTCGGCAGGAGCTTGGTTGCGGTCATCGAACAGCAGGATGCCCTGCTCGGGAGCCTCGCCTTTGATCGGGAACCAGTCAGGCAGTTTGTACTCCAGTGCCTTGTTCTCCTTGGGGAACAGGATACCGAAGTCCTCGACCAGCATGGTGGGCATGTGGCGTTCGACGATGGGGATGTCCAGTTCCTTGGCAACTTCGTGGACGATGGTCGTCTTGCCACCGCCGGGAGCACCCTCGATGCAGACGGTACGCTGGATGGGGAACAGGGACTTCAAGGTTTCTTTCAACAGTTCGGCTCGCATATCAGTTTCCTTTGTAAAGTTTATGGTCAGGGCCATAGGACACAACGTACTCAGCACCGAGGCTGTCACGCATCTTCTTTGCTTCCGGTTTGGATGGGAACGTCAGGATGCTGTGGTCGTCATCCCGAACGGGTTCCCCCCGTTTTCCACGTCGAATAATGAACAGAC